AAGAACACTACAGTCACATTAACCAAACATCCGGTCTCCCAGAAGATATGTGCGTCAAGTGTCGAGGTAAGGTTGACTACTACGAGATGGCAGATAGTTACGAAGACCCTGACCACGATGTAGAGGCAGTCATTGATGATCTCTGTCACATACATGGTGTAGAGCGAGCCATTAACAACCCACCACTAGACACTGCCTATAACCTTGATGATGTAGACGGTGTAGACTTTCAACAGGAGTACCTTCCACATGAATACAACTGATCTAGGAACAGAATGGGATGTGTCTTGGTCACCAGACCTAAGTAAGGATGTTATCTTACTGGATTCAGGGGACGATGCTGTATATCTGACTAAATCAGACTTACTGCAAATGCTGGCATACCTCGATGAGTAGAGCACCTTGCCCTAAGTGTAGGGATGAAGGTAAAGACAGGGCAGGAGATAACATGTACGTCTACGGTGACGGTCATGGATTCTGTCATTCATGTAAGACGCGATTCAATGCGTCAGAAGTTAAGGGAGGTAGCTCTATGGGCTATGAGAAACGATCAAGTCTGACATTGGAGCAGGTACAAACCTACCCATCAGCGTATGATAAGACAAGAGGCTACTCTAAGGAAGTAGCAGAACACTTCGGTATACGTGGTAGTGTGGACACAACAACAGGTGTTGTCGATACAATCTACTACCCTTACCGTAACGCTGACAGTGGTGTTATAGAAGGCTACAAGGTACGTAAGATGCCTAAAGAGTTCCGCCCTAGCGTAGGTAAGATAGGTAAGAGTTTCTGGGGTATGGAGCAGGCAGTTAAGCCTAAGCCCTACCTGCTACTCACTGAGGGCGAAGAGGATTGCATGGCAGCGACTGAGATGGTGTTGGCTAGCAAGGCATTCGATGTCATGTCACTACCTAACGGGGCAAGCATGTGTGCTGCTATCTCTGATTCCACAGACTTACTGATGAAGTACAAGCGAGTGTATCTCTGTCTTGACCCGGATAAGCCCGGACGCATTGCAACGGAGGAGATAGCTGACTTCATTGCCCCGATCGCTACGGTTAAGGTCGTTGAGTGTGACCCTGCTGTAGGTGATGTAGGTGACTACCTTGCGTCAGGTAATCAGAAGATGTTCATCAAGATACTCAAGGCTGCTAAAGAGTATACCCCTGAAGGTGTCATAAATGGCATGGACATTGACCTAGCCTCCTTGCTCAAGCCACTTCCTGAAGGTTACCCTGTACCCTTTGAAGGATTGAATGAGAAGCTACACGGTGTACGTAAGGCTGAGATTGTCACAGTATGTGCTGGCTCAGGTGTTGGTAAGTCTACCATGACCAAGGAGTTAGCATGCTCTCTGATTGACCAAGGGTTGAAGGTAGCTATCGTAGCACTGGAAGATCAGATGGAGGTAGCTGCTCAGTCTTTGCTGGCTATTGCCATGAACATCCCACTGAACAAGTTCCGATTCCATCCACCTACTGAGGCAGAGGTTGAGCCTTACTACAAGAAATACATAGCGAGTGGTAATGTATACTTCTACAAACACTTCGCTGGTATCAACGCCCCATCGCTGATGAACAAATTATATTATTATGCTAAGTCAGAGGCCGTGGACTTCATCATCCTCGATCACCTATCTATGGTTATCTCTGCTACCGAGTCAAACAATGAGCGTAAGGACATCGACACACTCATGACCAACTTGGCTAAGATGGTAGTAGAAACAGGTGTGGGATTGATTCAGGTTGTACACTTGAAACGATCTGGCGGAGACAAGAGCTTCGCTAAGGGTGGTGAGGTCGAGCTTACTGACCTACGTGGTAGTGCTGCGTTAGAGCAGATGAGCTGGACTGTTATCGGTATGGAGCGTGACCAACAAGGAGAGGACAGCGACTTCTCCAAAGTACGTGTGTTAAAGAACCGAACCTTCGGGTTCACTGGGGTAGCTGATACCCTTAAATTCGACACCATGACTGGTAGGCTTAAGTCTGTACCACCTACGTCATTAAGTCCAGTAGACGGTGATGCAATAGGAGAGGTAGCGTGATATGTTCAAGAGATGCGTACTAGATATTGAAACTACTATGGATCATAAGACAGTTCGTCTAGTTGGTATTAAGTGTATTGATACTGGCGCAGTGAGTCTTTGGACTCCACATACAATAGAAAGGAATATCTCTGAGTACTTGGAAGAGATGCAAGAAGTGTGGACGTGGAACGGTGCAAGGTTTGACTTCCCTGTCATGGAGAAAGTGTTAGGATACCAGCTTGACCAGAAGAAGGTTAAGCATGTAGACCTAATGCTTATGGCTAAGATGATAGACCCTGAGGCTACGTCGTACAGTCTCGACAACTACAGTAGGGGTGTTCTGTTACTTAAGGAAGATGAAACTAAGTTGGAGATTGATTACGACAAAGCATCTCTCACCGATCTTTCTATCTACCTTAAGCGTGACTTAGAGCTTACACGGAAAGTAGGCTGGAATTTACAAGCCAACACTATCTACGTAAAGAACAAGGAAGGGTTCGATAGGGCTATGTCGCTTGAGACTAGGATTGCTAAGTCTGTACAAGGACAGGTTGATAAGGGAATCCACTTCAACATGGAGCTTGCGACGGGTGTACTTACTGTCATAAACAATCGCATCTCTAAGCTAGAGACTAACATCAACTTAGAACTACCTGAAGTACCTCTGACAGCTACTGAGATTAAGTACCCACCTAAGGTACAGTTCAAGAAGGATGGGACTCCATCTGCTGTTCTTCTGAAGTACTTGAAAGCTAATGGATGGATAGTCGAGACTACCTTAGACGGCAAGTGGCGCGCTGTCAATAAGTCTGGTGACATCAGACCTTTACCCTTGAAAGAACCTCTCGTTACACACGGCAAGCTGCTGATAAATCAGGAGGCTAAACTTAAGAACTACTTCCTTAGCGTAGGGTGGCGACCTACTATGTATAACAACAACCCTGCTGGTGAACGTACTAGCCCTCGCATTGCTGACAAACTTACTAAGGAGATATGCCCTAGTCTGCTACGCTTGAAGCTAGGTTGGATTGATGACTACATGACCTACCGTAGCCTGAAGAACAGACGTAATGTCTTAGAGTCACCTAACGGCACAGGGTGGATACCACAGGCAACTTCACGAGAAGGTATCATCCCATCCGATGCAGATACACTTGGCGCTAACACCGCTAGGTTCACTCACAGGATAGTCGCTAACGTACCTCGACCTTCTTCACTCATGGGCAAGGAGTTCCGCTCTATGTTCAGAGCTAGAGAAGGTATGGTGTGGGTTGGCTGGGATGCTGACTCACTGGAAGCGAACATGGAAGGACACTATGTCTACCCATTCGATCCGGAGTATGTGAAGGAGCTGATTGACGGTGATGTGCACACTAAGAACATGTCTCTTAACCCGTGGCTTCCTAACCGTGATGAGGCTAAACGCTTCAAGTACGGCGTAACCTACGGACAGCAATGGAAAGGTATGGGTAAGACCTTCGGACTCTCTGATGCTGAAGCTAAACGTAACTTCGACCAGTTCTGGGCTAACGCTCCGGGCTTGTCTGCTGCTCGTGAGGCTGCTCAAGAAGAGTATGCTCGAACAGGTGGTTGGATCACAGGTCTGGACGGCAGACTTATTAAAGGCAGATCACCTCACTCAATCCTGAACGCTAGGTTTCAGAGTGCTGGTGCTATCGTTATGAAGTATGCTGCTGTGTTAGCTGAGGCTCGTATTCGTGCTGAAGTAGGTGACTCTGCTTATCCTCTTGTCAGATACCATGACGAAGAGATATACGAATGTAAGCCAGAAGATGCTGAAGCTGTTGCAGCTATCGGTGAATGGTCTGTTAAGAGAGCAGGTGAGGTGTTGAAACTTAACGTCCCTTTGTCTGCTTCCGCAAAGATTGGAGCCAACTGGCTTGAAGTACACTAAGGAGGTAGTTAATGCTTGACAATTAGTAAGTAACGTGGTATCATTATATATAGAATGAAAACTTAAACTTAAAAGAGGAAATGCATATGCCAACAATTCAAGGTAAAGTCGAGAGCAAGTCTCGCAAGGGTAACTCAATCAAGGTAGACGGCGAGTGGTACGGTTGTTTCAGCCCTGCCGATCTTAGCCACGTTGAGTGGAAGGATGAGGTTAAGTTCTCATGGGAGGCTAAAGGTGAATACAAAAACATTAAAGGCCCAGTTGTTGTTACGGGTGCCGACTCCGGCGCTGGAGGTTCAGCTCCTTCTAAGTCCCCTACTCGTAACGGAAACCTCGGTGTTGAGCTTGGTCATGCTAGTAACTTGGCTATGCGTATGATGGAGCAAGCAACTGTGTGTCCTGAGGCAGGTAGCACTGACTACTACAAGAAGTTCGCTGAGTTCACTGTTGACATGTACAAGGTGATGCAAGGTCTGCGCACTAAGGTGAGTGCTCCTGACTTCACATCAGATGTTAAGACAACTACTGTTGAGCCTGTGCCTGTTGACCCTGCTGTAGATGACATCTTCTGATGTTCACCCAAGCTATTATAGACGGGGATGTGCTCCCCTATAGCTGCGGGTTTGCTGCCGAAGGCGAACCCGTGTCCCACTCTCTGCGGCTTGTCAAAAACAAGATGAACCAGATACTAGAGGACGTAGGTACAGATAACTATCGTCTATTCATATCTGGTGAAGGTAACTACAGGGAGGAGGTAGACCTAGCGTACAAGGCAACACGTCCACCACGTAAGCCAGAACACTTCAACGAGATACGGAAGTACATGGTAGAGCGATGGAACGCTGAGAAGTGTGATGGGTACGAGGCTGACGATATAGTTGGTGCTTTGATGTGTGAAGGAGAGAGTAAGGGTGTAGTAGGTGTGTCACCTGACAAGGATTTGAAGACAGTCCCCGGACACTTGTATAATCCTGTTAAGCGTACACACTTACACGTCAATGAATTGCAAGCTGATAGATTCTTGGGGTATCAGTTACTAGCAGGAGATCGTACAGACAACATCCCCGGCTTACCACTCGTAGGTCTGCAAACCAGACTTAAGTATGAGTTGCGTAAGACCAAGGGCTGTGGCGATACCACTGCTAAGAACATCATCAAGCATGGTAAAGGATTGCCGTGGAATGATGTTCTATTTGCATACGCTGATTGGGGGATGGAAGCATCCCTAACATCTGAAGAAATCTTCGACTACTTTATAGTGCAACTCGACCTGCTGTACATAGGTCGTAGCATGTACGATGGGAGACCACAACGTAGAGAGGATGCAGGTTATCCTGTCTTTGATTTGGTTGATGTTGAAACAGCAATGGAACTTGTAACGGAGGAAAAGGAATGACAGTTTTAAACGGTGTGTTGATTGTCCTAGCGGGCAGTCTGGCGGTGAACTTCGCTTTCTGGCGTACTAAGCGTGAGGTTGAACATATCCTCGCGAAGATAGTTACAGTGCTAGTAGCAGAAGGACACCCTATGTTCGTAATAAAGGAGGAAGAAAAGAATGGGTAGTTATAACGTGTATCGTCAAAGTGAGTTCAAAGACCAGATAGCAAAGCTGGAACGTGAGCTAGCAGAAGAGAAAGAGAAAGTACGTGAACTAGAATCCAAGGATGATGATGGCGAGACAGCGAGTAGCGAGGACTAGAGCTGGGGAAACATGGACTGAAGCTCGTTACTGGAGCTTCATCCGTGGTCTTCTCCGACAAGGTTTCAACAAATACCCTGTCAAGTTTAAAGTAAAGAACGCCAACAGAAGGAGAGATGGAAGACGGTTTGAATACCCTTGCGCTTTGTGCAACGATTGGTTCCCAGATAAAGAAGTACAGGTCGATCATATACGGCCATGTGGAAGTCTCAAGAGTTATGATGACCTCCCTAGCTTTGTCTCCACACTATACTGTGAGTCAGATAACTTACAAGTAGTGTGTACCACCTGCCACCAAGCCAAGACCAATGATGAACGCAGAAGGAGGAAGAAGAAATGAATGACTCAACAACCTACATTGTCACAGGAACTAACAGTTCTGGAAAAGAAAGGCTTGTGACCCGTGATAAGGAGACAGCCATTGAGCTTTACGAGGAGTTAGTGAAGACACACTTCGGAGCACAGATCAATGCCCAGCGTACACGGGTAACAGAATGGAGGATACGATGAACTACATAATCCAGACTAAAGATACAGTCTATCACTCTAAGAGGAAGCTCACCACTGCGTATAAGCATGTGACCTTCAAGTACAAAGACCGCGCTAAGTACCGAGAGGTGGGCGACAAGCAGCTAGCAGGGCTACTCAAGCGATTAAAGGAGGTACAGCTATGAGACATATGGTCATACCTGACACACAGGTAAAGCCCGGAGACAGCATTGAGCACCTTAAGTGGGCTGGTAAGTACGCCGTAGAGCAGAAGCCTGACGTGATTATCCACATTGGAGATCACTGGGACATGCCTTCTCTGTCGTCATATGACAAGGGTAAGGGCAACATGGAGGGCAGGCGCTACCTAGCTGATATCGAAGCAGGTAATGCTGGTATGGATGCGTTCATGGCTCCCATCCTTAAGGAACAGAAACGTCTACGGAAGAACAAGAAGCAGGTCTGGAACCCCAGACTTGTATTCACTATAGGTAACCACGAAGCTAGAATAGAGAGGGCAGTAGATGACAATATCCAGTTGGCTGATTTGCTTAGTTACGATCATTTTAATCTTAGTCGTTACGGATGGGATGTCATTCCTTTCCTCGAAGTGGAGGTCATTGATGGTGTTGCCTATTCTCACTATTTCACTTCTGGCGTTATGGG